GATGCGCTGTAGAAAAACTAAAACAAATGAAAAAAGAATAAATATTAATTTGAAGCAGTTTCCAAATTAATATTTATTTCGCCGTATCGAGGCCCTTATTTTAAGATAAAATAAATGTGAACGTGTATGTCACAATCCAGCCATCCCTTTCGTCAATTTGAGTAGGCTTGACCAGCCATACCTGACATGACGCGGAGGACGTTGTAGTTGACGGCGTAGACGCGGACCTTGGCAGTGGAGGTACCGGAGACGGTGGGAGCCGAGAGCACGAGCTGGAGGGTGGCATTGTCAATGCGCGAAAAGTTGCATGACCCGGATGGCTGGTGCTCCTCGGGTCTCAAGGCAAAAGAATACACATTGATTCCCGTGTCAGGGGCACGGGTGTGGTGCTGGAAAGGCTGCACCACGTCGAAATAGGAGCCTTCGCGCTCGGAGAAGCGGTCCTGGCCGTTGAGCTGGAGCTTGGCCGTGACGACGGGGTTCTGGCCCCAGCAGTGCATGTCGAGGGCAGTCTCGGCGAGGACAAACGTGCCGGCATCGGACACGAAGGAGCCGGAGGCAGTCGTGGCAGCAGACTGCGTGGTCTGATTGTTCTGTGTGGAAAAGGTGACGGGGTCAAACGCGCCGTAGGTGCCGTTACCCCAGGACTGGTTGACGTTGAGGCCGCCTGGAGGACCGGAGAGGGGAGTGGCCGTGGAGTTTGCATTAAGACCGGTCGTAAGCGCGGGGCTAATCGTGAGAGTTGGCCCGGTGGTTGCTGTCCCAGCGGCAGACGCGGTAACGGTGACATATCCAGCAAAGGTAGAACCACCGTTGTTAAGTGCGAGGACGGTACCAACAGCAGGAGCCGTGGCAGTAGAAGCAAGGGTGATAGAGGAACCAGCCACAGTGGCAGCAGGGATGGAGAGAGCCGTGCCGAAAATAGCACCAGCACCGTCGACGGCACCGGCCATCTGGAAGAGACCCGCGGGGTTGATGAAGGCGTTGGCGCCTTGCGTCTCGGCGGGGCCGCCAAAGGCGTGGATGGCGTTGGGAAGGGCATCGATGGCGTCCGTGTAGTTGAAAGGCTGGGCGCCAAGGGTACGGAACAGGGTGGTCCCTGCCAACAGGGAGGAGCAATAGTCGACGTTCGCATCGGGCTGCACGACCCACACCAATTCCTTGCAGGGATGGTTAAAATTAAGTTTTATCTTGTTACTGGAGGACCCTACGCTCTCGTCGCCGGTAAATTGAAGCTGTTCGATCAAATATTCGTGGGGGTTCTGAGCCATTTTGCGCCTCTCGTCCGTGTCAAGGAACACGTAGTCGATGTAAAGTGAGGCAGCGACGAGGGACTGCTGGTAGGCCTGGGTGACCGACACGGACGTGTTGCCGGCGGTGGCGTCCAAGTTGGACACGGCCCAGAGGCACTCGCCAATGGGACGGAAATCAATGTTGAACTTGACTTCGTGATATTGCAAGGCTATTAAAGGCAAGGCAAGGCCAGGGTTCTTGCAAAACCAGAAGAGGAGGGGAATGTAGAGGGTGGTCTCGGGAAGAGCATTGCGGGGGGCACACACCTGGGCAGGGCCGGAAGAAGAAGCGCAAGGGCCCGTGATACCCGCAAACGTGGGATCCGTGATGTACGTGAGGGCCGTGGTGTGACCAATCATCTTCCAGTAGCCACGCTGCTGGGCGGCAGACATGGTCATCTGGTTCCAGATGTGCATCCAGTCACCGTACTGGCGGTCAATGCGCTGACCACCAATCTCCACCTCCACCTGCGAGATGAGCTGCTCACCAATGTAGTCCAACCAACGGGCATACACACCGCGAGTCGCACCACCCGCCTGGGAAGCCAAGGGAACCATGTTCTGGTTAATCTCGGGAAGCACGACCTGGAGGTACGTGCGGTAGGCGAGGTCACCGTTGCGGGACACCGTGCAGGTCACGCGGCGACCAAAATCGGCCTGGCCCGAAAACGTCTGCTCGATGGACTCCATGGCAAAGTTGGTGTGGCGGCGGTAGGACACCTTCCAGAAGGTGATTTCGGGGGTACCCGTGAGGAAAACGTCCTGGGCGCCGTAGGCGACAAGTTGCATAAGAGCTCCACCCATGTTTGTGTGGTCTTATATACCTCCTAAAAGAAAA